GGGCAAGAATGCCAATTACTGGTCTTATGGCAGACATAACAGTGGATGAGTGGCCCGAACCAATGGATACGCATGATGCACAGCCTTGGGACTGCTCATCACACACACATGCCGTTTATACTCTTGACAGGGCAACACCTTGTCCTTGGCTAGCTAAAATAGACGGCAACATGTATCCAGCTAAGTATTTGTTCACAGTTGATTACACAGATAGTGAAATAGCAGACGATCCTGCTCAACACAAACAAAGTCATGTGATGTACTTGTTAGATGCAGGTGAATGGACAGGCAATATAGTTGCACTGCCAAACAATCGTGTTAGGGTAACGCATCCTGCGTGGTTTGAAACAGGTCAAGGAGCACCTGATTTTCTTCCATCGCAACACACCCATTATAGTAAATCTGATTTAGATTATACTTTAGATACTAACAGAATATTTAATAATTTATACAGTGAGGATTAAATGGCAAAATTTCCAGATTTAAGTGGTGATGGCATAACAACCCAAAAAGACATTCTTATAGGAAGGGGTGTTATTGAAAAGCCGAAAGTAAAAAAGATGAGACTTGGTGGTCAACCAGTAGAAGACACTACAAAAAGCATTGATTTACCAATGCAAAAACCAGACAGAATTGATCCACCATCTCGTATGCCAGATGTGTTGCGACAAAATAAAATGAACAAATCAAGAATACAACAGCTTAAAAATTTAAGAAATGTTAGTGGCTCAGGAGCACCAAAGCCTAGACCACGATAATTGATATGGGTTTTGTATGTGTTTCTTCTTGGCACAGAGGTAGAAGAAATTGTCTATTTCGATAGCCTTGATACATGCCTTGAATATAGCACAAGACTTAGAGAACAAGACTTGCACCAAAGAGTTGCAGGAGACAAACTGTACATCAAAACTTTTTGCATACCTAAAAATAAGGAGTAAAAATGGCAGCGAAGAAAAAAAGATCAGGTTCACCGAAGCCTAAAAATCCATCCTTGTATTCAAGGGTAAAGGCAGAAGCAAAACGTAAATTTAAAGTTTACCCTTCAGCTTATGCAAATGCTTGGTTGGTAAGAACTTATAAAAAACGAGGTGGCACTTACTAATGGCATATAGTGGGGGTCTTCGCAAATGGTTCAAAGAAGATTGGCGTGACGTTAAAACTGGTAAAAAATGTGGGCGTTCTGGGAGTGAAAAGAAAAAGAGACCATACCCTGCATGCCGCCCAAAAGCTATAGCAGGAAGAATATCCAAGTCAGAAGCAAGAAAGAAAACAGGACCTGCAAAAGTAAAATGGTCAGTGACTGCATCTGGCAAAAGGAGGAAAAATGCCACCAAAAAAAAGAGGTAGTATGAAAGGTTTCTCCATCAAGAGTGGAGATAAGAGACCTACAAAATCAGGGGCAGGAATGACTGCAAAGGGAGTTGCAAAGTATAGAAGGCAAAATCCCGGTAGCAAATTACAGACAGCCGTAACTGAAAAGAAACCTACAGGGAAAAGAGCGAAAAGGAGAAAATCATTCTGTGCAAGAAGTGCAGGTCAAATGAAAAAGTTTCCTAAAGCAGCTAAAGACCCAAACAGCCGTTTAAGACAGGCTCGTAGAAGATGGAGATGTTAGTGGCTATAAGTCGTTCAAATATTTCAAAACAAGTTACAGTTGGAAAAAACATTTTAGCTAAGAGCTTGAGAAATCCAAAGTACAAGCAAAGAATAGTTAAAAGCAAAAAAAGATATAATAGAAAAAAAGTTATATAACATAAGGTAGAGGGAGAAATGTTAGACCCAGTAACATTAGGGGCTGCAGTTAGTGCTGCCACTACGGCATATAATGGTATAAAAAAAGCCATTTCGATAGGCAGAGAAATAGAAGATTTATCTGGCGAGCTAGGTCGCTGGATGACTGCTGTAAGTGATGTTGATAACGTTCACAAGAACGCCAACAATCCATCTGCTATAGATAAACTGTTCAATGGTTCTATTGAGCAAGTTGCTATAGAAAGCTTTGCCGCTAAAAAGAAACTTAGCAAGCAGAGAGATGAGCTTAAAAACTTTTTAATTGGTCACTATGGAATGCAAGCATGGGACGACTTAATTAAAGAGGAAGGCAGAATTAGAAAAGCCAGACAAAAAGCTATTTACGCAAGAGAAGAAAGAAATAAGCTTATAAGAGACTACACCATCATAGGTATGGCATCCCTCATAGGATGTGGTGCAGTGGGGTGCATGATATGGATCATAAACGCTTCTTTCTAAAAATACTTATCATCATTTGCTTCGCAATATTGTTTGCATTTGTTGCTCAAGCAGAAGAAGATAAAAAGATGACGACTTGTAGATTAGCAAGTCAATTGCTTCAAGGCAATACAAGAGTATGTGTGTTTGTGGGTGCTAATCACACACAGTATCAAGAGTACGTTCCTTATGATGCTGGTGAGTGTCCTAAAGAGTATCAATGCCCCTACAGACCAAATGAAAAACCATTTATTTTGAAGAACGTAATTAAAAGCATAAAGGATCAATTTAGATAATGATTAAGAAAATCAGAGATATGTTTAGGTACAGTTTTGACTGGATCGACTTCTCTGATTTATACAAAAGGTTTTAAAATGGCAACAAGTGGCACTAGTACATTTAATTTAGATATTGACGAAATAATTGATGAAGCTTTTGAAAGAGCAGGTCTTGGTCGTGCATACAGTGGTAATGACTTTAGAACTGCAAGAAGATCGTTAAATTTATTAAGTCAAGAGTTTGCTAACAGAGGAGTTAATCTTTGGACAGTTGAAGATACAACACTGTCTTTAACTTCTGGTACAGCAACATACACACTTCCTTCCGATACAGTAGCCGTTCTTGATTACGCAATCAGAACAGGATCAGGCTCAACTCAATCAGACATCACTATAGCAAGAATGCATGTAGGAGATTATGCTGCCCTTACATCCAAAAACAAAACAGGCAGACCCACCCAGATATACATTGAACGATTAAGAGACGCTCCACAAATTACTCTTTATCCTGTTCCTAATAATAATACTTATACATTAGTTTACTACAGGGTTAGAAGAATAGAGGATACCGTTAACGGCTCTATCACTCAATACGATGCTCCAACTCGTTTTCTTCCTGCTATTGTTGCAGGTCTTGCGTATCACATTGCGTTAAAAAATCCTGATATGATGCCAAGAGTTTCAATGCTTAAGCAGATGTATGAAGAAGAATGGCAGTTAGCGGCAACTGAGGATCGTGATAGATCAAGTTTTAAAATAACACCATCAACTTTATATGGGAGATAACAATGGGTCAAAGTAAATACTCTCTTGGTATCTGCGACAGAACAGGTGTTAGATATAAGCTAAGAGATTTAGTCTATGAAATAGAAAACGGAAGAAGAAATGGGTTGCGAGTTGGCAAAGATGTTGTTGACATCGATCACCCTCAAAATCATCAAGGAACGCTAAAACCAACTGATGACCAGTCAATACATGGTGCTAGACCAGATATTGCAGAGACAGCCACTAACAACACATCGTTCAACAATAGATTTCCACATACAGCAGGGACTAGATCATGACAACATATGCAGAATTAGTTCAAAACATAAAAGATTTTATGGAAGATGATGGAACAGAGTTTTCAAATGAGATTGATAAATTTATAGATTTAGCTGAATTAAGAATATCAAGAGATTTAAAAACACCTGAATTTAAAAGAAAGGTGACATCTGCTTTTACAGCTAATGATCCGTTCTTGACGATGCCAACTGATCTTGTGACTTTGGAACATTTACACTTAGTAAACTCAAATGTCAGAAGTGTTCTCATGTTAAAATCAGATGAGTATATGTTAGAGTTTTGGTCAAATCGTACATCGACTGGTACACCAAAATATTACAGTTATTTTGACACTTCAACTATATATGTAGCTCCAACTCCTTCTACAAACTTTTCTTTGGAGCTTTCATATAAAAGAAGATTGCCAGCATTAAGTAGTTCCAACACTTCTAACTGGACAAGCATTAATGCCGCTGATGCTTTATTGTATGCGTGTTTGATTCAAGCATCAGTATTTAACAGAAACTTTGCCTTACAGGATCGGTACATGGGT